ACTTTATTGAATGCAAAAACTGCTTCATCAACTAAAGCAGGGTCATCTGATAAGCCTTTTAGGAACGCATATATAAATCCATCTTCTACGCCTGTACCATCATGTACAAAAGCATTACCTTCAATGTCAATCTCTGTAATAAAGTAACCAAGCTCGATAGCCATGAGAATAGGCAAGAGTTTAGCTTTGTATGATATACCTAGTGTTTTTATTGCAGAATCAGAAAGGTCAGGAGCGACAGAAGCTGTAATCCCTAACCGCTTGTAAGCGGCTTTAAGGGCAGCAATTGCTACTACTGATTTTAGATTCACGCAAAGTCCTCTCTAATCTTGAACTTAATTACGTCATATAACGTTTCTACAACTCCCCCACTTCTAGTCACCTCTATTTCTCCGTGGTAAGTCCCTGGGTCTTGGTTCAGCTCCCCAGATGCCCAAGAAACGAGCACAATACCTCCGCTAGCAGGGGAACTAATAGTTAGAGTTTTAGTAAACAATAAAGTAGTAGAACCTGCAGCCCTGAAGTGCATCCTCACAGTACCACCTGTTAAGTCAGTTGCGGTGCCTGTATCTTCATCAGTCAGGGTTATACGCAGCTGAGGGCCGGTATCACCTTGAACATATTTAAAAGTTTCAGCCATTTATCCTCCTAGTCAGCAAAGCCTACAGAAGCCACGCGAAGATTAACTCTTCTAGTGTCTCTTCCTTTAGCGTTAGAAATTTTACGCTCATAATCAATACGATGCTGCATAGCTAAGTCTGGGTTACTCCATTCTTTATTAGGAATCTCCGCAAGTCTAGCAATAGCTCCTGCCGCTATAGAGCGACCATGAGTGTCGAAAATAAAACTTTCTACTCCAGTAGCAGATAATTTTGGTTTAAGTACACCTAGACCGTTAAACGTATATTTCTGGTCTGGGGTTGGGTACAAGCGAATACTGTTATCGTCTAGCACCGAAAAATAAGTTGGCGTGCCTTTTATAGCAGTGCCGTCTTTGTTAACAGCAGGTTTAAAGTGCCTTTCTGACACTCTCTGCATCATGTTTCCATCTAAGTATAGGTACATTATATTTTCTAAAAGCGTACCCTTAGTAACATCTATCTCGTAGTCTGAATCACCATTACTCGTGTAATCTGGTTCTATAGTGTATCGCCAAACTTCACTTTCAGCACAAAAATCAGCAGCAGACTCTTGTAAGTGCGATTCTATAACAATCTCTGGACACCCAGGAACATAAGGTTGTACATAAGGGTAAAAACTTGCCCATAAAGTAGTAGCCATTTACACTGCCTCCGTAGGTGAAGAGCCTACATCACTCTGCGTCTTATTACCTATAGACGACATAAATGTCTGGTAATGAGCACCTGCTCTGGCAGCGTTAGCTGCAAATTCAGCATCTTTAGAGAAAGCTCTATATAGTATCCAATCAGTAATGACACTTAAATATGTATCATCTACTTTTATAACGTCGGTATTACTACCGGTTGGGTCTAGTGCAGAAGCACTAAGACTATGTGACCCAGGTAAATCAGCGTACACTACTTCTAGTTGAGCAGAGGTAGTAGCTGGAGGGAACACAAAAAATTCTTTAGGTTGCCTAACATCAAATGTATAGTTTTGAATATTTACCGAAGCGGTGTCAGTATGCCAAGCTGGACGTTGGTCATCTAAAACACTTCTATCTATAAGGCCAATTTTGTAACTCTACGCGCGGCCATCGTACATTTGAATCTTGTAGAACATCTTCTACGCGCTTAATAACTTCTATAACTTTTATTGTTGCCACATTCTACTCCGTACGTTGATATAAGGAGGGAGTTTCCCCCCTCCTCAGTTAGTTAACTAGACCTCCTTATGGAGACCCAATCAACGCTGTAACTAGAGCTTCAGGCTTAACAACCTTACGGCCATATACAGAAAGTCCACGAACGATGTCGCCGAAATCTGTTTGGTTACGTAGAGGCTCTGTCTTAGTGATTTGCGAAGCAAATGACACAGCGTCTGAAGTACCTGCTACCATCATACGACGTGGCTTAGCATTTGAAAGCGTAGCGCCTGCTGAAGTTGCTGTTAATCCTGCAACTGTAGCTTTAGATGTAGTACCTTTAGGTAGTAAGTTAGATACATAAACCGTAAAGCGGTCTAGCATTCCAATCTTACCAGTACGAACGATACTTGACTGGTCACCAGTGAAGTACGCCTGTGCAATGTCTGATTGCATCAAGATGTGACGATCGTGTGGAGACATAATCAACCAACGACCTTCTTCTGGTACGTTCTGCTCGTCTAACGCAGCTGACATACGTAGAATCATCTTCAACATTTCACCAGATGTAGCTTGGTTAACTGGTACAGTGTCAGTACCTAGACCGTAGCTTGCTGAGATAGCACCAGCTGCTGCGCCTTTGTTAGCTGCGGCTGCGCCTTCTGTTACAAACCACTGGAAGAAGCATTCGTTTTCGATTGCAATCTTCAACTGCTTAGCAGCGTCATCAGTGAACATGTTCATCAAGTCCATATCAGCTTGGTGTGCTAATACATCGTTGACCTGTACGCTGAAATACTTACCTTTGTTGATTTGTAAATCTTGAAAGATAGGTACAGGAACTTCACTTGATAAAGTCGTACCAGCTCCAGCATAATCATTGATAGTGATTGATGGTGCAGTACGGATGCGAATTGAATCACCTTGATTCTTGATTTCGCCTTCCCAACTAGTGTTGGCGATGTCAGTCATCATTGTGTTCGCAAAGAATTTTGCATTCAGCTTGTTAGACCACAATTGTGGAATAAAACTACCTGAATACGTAGGGTTAGTGTCAAACGCACCAGAGCCTACTACGGGGAATATATGAGCCATTATTGGTTCTCCTTAACATTAATAAACAGTTTGGGTTAAGGCTACTTACCGAATGGCTAGTTACATTTACTTAACTCGACCTTCCATGTATGCAGCGGTTAACTCAGCTTCAAGTTTTTCCGCATCGTCATACTTGCCCTGTGTATTTAAAGTCCGAATCTTAGTCCAAGCATTATTCAATTCTTTTTCTGAATATACTCTAGAGTCTTTACTCGAGCTCTTATTAGTCACTGTGCTAGCAGAACGACTTGGTGTTACTTGCTTTTCGAGCTCTGTTTGGCGATCACTCTTGCCGTTAGCTACAGGTTCGTTAATACTTTCACGGAATAAACCCACATAGTGAGCTACCGCTTCTGCATCACCTGAGTTAAAGGCGGATTGAGCTTGATCTCTGCGTGGCCCCCTAGTCATAGGGTCGTACTCATTTAGCCATGCAACCCAACGTTCGTCATTGTCAAGTTGGTCAAATCCAGGTACTAAAGCATTTAGCTTCTGGGTAAAACCTACCTCTCCAACTTGGCTTCCAGTATTTGAAATCTGCTGTTGCAATTGTTCAATTACTTTAGCCTGTTGCTCAAAGCGGTCTTCATACTCCTGGGACGCTTCTTTGGCAACTCGACGTTGAAAGTCGATCAAATCATCACCGTACTCTTCTCGATCTGCATCGGTAACATAACTAACTTTCTCTTTCGGTTTCTCAGCTTCTGCTTTTTTTGCAGCTTCTGCTTCATGTCGGATAGCATTCATTTGGTCAGTAAGTTCTTTAACCTGCTGGTGCAGTCTAGGAACTTCTGCATCATACTTTCCTCGTAAGGTAGCGTACTTCTGCTTAAAGCTTTCTGATACTTCTTCTTTAGAATCGTCAGCCGGCGTTGCTTCTACTGCTACAGGCTCCTCGATTGGTTCGTCATCTGTTACTTCAACTTCCGTATCCTCGGCTTTAGCTTTTTTAGAAGTTTTCTTTTTCTTAACTTCTGGTTTGGCTTCTACTTCTTCGCCTTGGGCTTCTAATTGTTTCTCTAACTCTTCAACTTCATCAAGTTGCTTTTGTACCTGTTTTGGCAATGCCATTTTTTTCTCCCTTAAAGCACCAACTCTGTTTCGCAGCGCAATGTATGCTGCTCCCGTTATGGTGTGCTTAACAAATGCGTTATTTCTAACGCGCCTTAACTTTAGGCGATTCTTCGACCGCCTTTAGTAAATCTTCAAAAGCTTCTGCCCTACCTTGCAAACGGTGGATTGTTCCCGTTTCGTTTGCGTAGACCAACTTTTGTTTTGTACTCTCAAGTTCTTTTTCGAGTACTGCTAATACGTTATTTACCCCTGGTTCTCTCAGCCTATTTAGCGCTGAAATCTCCGACGCACTTAAAGAATTAACATTAATCATTTCTTCGTATAATACCTAATATTAATATAGAGTGGAGATAATTTACCTGCCGTTAGGCCTTTGCGCCATAAAGTTATCTTGTCTTCCACCCATTTCTGTTCCATCTTCTTGTAAATTAGCGGCTTCTTCAGCAGCCATTTGTTCCTGCTGCATCTGCATCATCATCTGTTGTTGCTGTTGAGCCATCTGCTGTTGTTTCTCTACATCTTCCCTAGAAGGAACTAACCTGTCAATATTTCCATTAAGGTTACCAGCTAAATCTCTCATAAGTTCAGCCGTACCCGGTAAGCCAACAATCTGCTGTGCTACAGGGCTTTCTAATACTAATCTTAAGAACTCAGTCTTACGTACAGACTCAGCTTCTTTAACAACAAGCGACATAGCACCTTTAGCAATAATTTGTACATCTCCTACTAAATCC